CCGGACTTGTTTCATCCAAGGTAATAGTGTCATTTGCTGAACTAGACACGTTATCAACGGTATCCATGATTTTTACGTAAATAGTCTTGAGACCGTCACCAGTGGACAGTTTTACTTGCTGAGTTACTTCATTAACATCCCAAGTAGGACTGAAGTAAATAGCATCAACTTCGTCGGTCTGAATGTTGGGATTTTCGGTTTCGTCAACGTCACCCCAGATTTTAACTTTATATCCCGTAGCATCAGCATCGGACGTAGCGATTGCACAGTCAACCAATTGACCCGTTGTAAAATTAGCCCCACCCTCAAGCGTAGCGGTAACTCCTGCCGGTCCTGTAACATCGAGAATTAGTTCTACATAACTAGCCATAATGTTTTACCCTCCTTTTTTTCATTTATAAGAGATTAGAGGAGATCTTTGTTTCGACTTTTAAAGAAACTGTTTTGTCGTTAACAGGTAATTCTCCAGAGATCGTTCTGTCTTTAACCCAGAATACATAATTTTTATCCTTGATAACTTCATTTATTTCTAAAGAGTCACCATAACTTAGAAATATTCCTGGCTGTTCGTTATCATCTAATGCCAAACTCCATCTATCTTCATTTTCTCCAAAAGGAGTTATTTTGACATTATTAGAAGTTTCGTAACCAAAAATACATCTTATAGCTAATTTTATTGGTAAACTCTCTTCGTTAAAAGAAGTATCTAAAGGATCTGATAGTACCGGATTAAGCCTATCTCCGCTAGAAACATTATCCCCATCTTCTACCCCTACTGTTGGATTATTGTTTAAAAGTAGAATGTAATTCAAGATTCATTCTCCTTTTCAAAGTTTTTAATTTTTTCTGTTAATAAAAATCTTAAAATCATATCTCTATTTCAACCGTAACTTTACCAGTATATATTTCCTCAAAAATACTTACTGAAAAAAGGAAAGAATAAATATCAGGTAAAAGTTCATTCCAGTCTAAAATAATATAAACCTCTGCTGGAGAGGTTTTAGTAGGCTGAATTATGAAAATCTGCCTTTCATCAATAGAAACAGGTGTTTTTTCGTCCATTTTTTCAACCTTAAATTCTGCATCACTTATCACAAAATTATTTTTCTTATTACTTGACTCTAATTCTATTCCTACCTTTCTTTTTTCACCGTCTTTAATACTAATCAAATTAAAAACTCCCCCTTACAATTGAGAATATTTTTTCAAATGATTCTTTGTCATCTTTGTATAGCTCTTTTATAGATTTACCGGAAAGCAATTTTGGTAATATTCTTGCCATAAAATCACTCTGAGATAACTCTTTAAATATTCCTGAATTAGTATTCTGAATGTAGAATCCGATATATCTTAGAATATCTTCTTCGTCCGAATCATCATTCAAGTAAATAATATTGTTGATTAAATCGTAATAACTTTCCTCTTCAACGTAATGAATTATTATTGGGGCAGTTAATACGGAGCCAAAAATATANCCTTCCACCCAATCGATCATATTAGATATTTTCTTAATTGTTTTATTTGAAAAACTATCTTCTACAGAAACATCTAAATCAAATTTTGGGCTAAATGACTTAAAGAAAATTTCTCTAAAATCATCATTAGGTAGATTCAATATTTCTTCTACTCCACCAAAAGTATTTTCTATGTCTTTCAGGTCTATCTCAAAATTAACAGATCCGGCTAACATTTTATTCTTATAACAATATTGCTTTAAGAATTGTCTTTTTTCTTCTGGTGTTACTATATCAAATTCAAACCTATTATCTCCGTCAAAAAACGTATCTATAACGTCTTGAACGGTAAGACCAGGTAGATGTTCTTGTTCTTGTTTAACAAATATTTCTGTTGCTGAATAGATGATATCTTCTATCTCGGAATCGTAAGCTGTATAAATAACATCATCAACAATAATAGTTTTATTAGGTATCTTGAACCCTGTTTGTTTTATTCTATACCTTTTAGGCCCTTGAGGAAGTCTTGAAACTTCTCTAAGAATTTCTTTTTGACTTACCAAAGGATAATATTTATAACCCTCTTCAGGTATCTTGAAGTATTCAGGAATGGTTATGTTTTTAGACTCCGCTAAAATAATTTCTGGAGTTATTTCTGAAACCAAAGATAATTCCCGATTAACATTTTTAATGTTTCCAAAAACAATGTTTTCATAGCTATTTCTAGTATCTAAAACAAAAACATTTCCTGATAGATCAATTTCCATTTCTCTCATTGTTTCTTCTGCTTGTCTTGCCATAATACTCATATTTTGATTTAATAAATTATTTATTTCTTCATTATCAATCATTTCTTTNTCTANNNTCCTAGCNAACCTNTCCATATATTTTAGGGAATAATCTATATAGTGTTGTGGAAGGTCTTCCTTTATAGATTCCATAGNATCTTCTATCTCATAATCCTCATCATCTGTTTTTCTTTTTATTTTATCAGGACTTTGACCAGAAAGTAGACTACATCTACAATTTATTACTTCACTTGGAATACCCGAAGGATCTCCCGGAAACATCAATCCATTAGGAAACGGTTCATCTATTGGAACAGTCTCCAGATGCAATTTTTCATGTGATTTTCTTTGTCTACCGTCTATATGGGTTTGCCAAGTCTTTTTATCTACATTAAAGTCTTCTTTTAAAGACATAAATCTAGCAAAGTTTCTTGCTCTTAATGTTTCAGTTCTTGCTATTCTTTCTGCCTCGTAATCGGAAAACTCCTGAAAAGACTTATGGATGGAATGGATCATATCGTTGATATCTCCACCCTTTTCATTCTGATCTTTAATCAATCCCAGAATATTTCCTCCATTTATCCGATCTAGAGTTTTTTGACTGGCCTTAAATGTGTAGTTGTCTAGAAATTTAGAAGTTCTTTTATCGTATAAAGTCCAGTCTATTAATCCATCATCAAATTTGACTGAATGATTTATTGTTTCTATTTTTATTCCTTGATTAAAAGATTCCCTTATAACTTCATTTAATTCTTCTACCGGAACCATAGCTATTAATTTATCCTCTAATTCTTGAGGTATGCCGGAAGATGATTTTATTATAAGACCATCAAAATCTGATCCCCAAAATGAAGTCATAATATTTGTTTGCCATTTCTGAAATACTTTAATTATTTCATTTTTTAACTTATAAATTCTGTTTTCTAGCTGACGTTGAATTTTTTGTTCCAATCTTCAGAACCTCTCTTGATTACTTTTTTCTTCTCTTTATTTTGATCATCCTTATTATCAATCTTTTCAGTACCATTTTGAATAGGAGGAGTATCACTAGGAAATTCGTCTCCACCGGGAAGAGGTCCTGAGCCTCTTTGTTTTCTTATTTCGTTTGGAGTATAAATTCTTGAATCTACCCAATTCTTTGCTGCTTTGGATTCAATTTCGTCTATTTCTGCTTTCAATTTCTTATCGTCAATATCAATTTCGGCAAACTTCAAATAGAAGTCATATATTCCGAAACATTTTTTTATTAATCTTTTTAGTCTATGTTCTAACTTAACTTGCCTGGGAGTTACCACAGAGTTCTTATAAACAACTGTAGCGTTCTCGCTCACGTTACTACCTAGACTACCTGTTTCAGCTATCCCTATGCGATATGGGGGCATTCCATGAGCTACTAGAACCTCATCTCTATTATCTTTTCTATAGAGCCGGAAATGTCCGTCACGGACTTCAACGGCTAATGGTATTAAATGAATCTTACCACCTTCAGGACATTCCAGGATAAGAGTTCTGTGAGAATTTTGGGTTCCCTTAAGATCTCTAAAATGTTTCTTAATGATATTTCTTACTTCAGGTGTTACTTCCCCACCCTCCATAATTATAGCGTACTGAGGAATAGCCCCGTTTGCAAAAAAGGCTATGTTATAATCCCTGGCTTCGTTGTTGCCGATCATGGCTCCGATTGCAGGAATCCATTCTGGAACCCCGTACCAGTCGTTTAATGTGCTGTAATTGTCCATCCATATCATTTCGTTCATAGGTTTACCTGTGTTGGGATCTATTCTTTCTTCCATGTCTCCAAGTTTCTTAAAATGTCTTTCTGCAATGAGGATACCCTTACTATTGAAACGCCTCTGAATGTAGCCCCAATGAACATGATCTTTTACTGCTTTTCTCATAGTGTAAGATGGGACATGATAAAAAGCGTATGGTTTTTTTGCTTTATTTCTTGTCATTTCAATACATTTCCAGCCTATTGATTCGTAATCCACCCAAGCATTTTCTAAAACTTCTACGAGTTCTATATCTGGGTTAGCTTCTGTAAAAAA